TCTCGGCCGAGGCGTCGCGGCTCGGAAGTTCATACCGTCCCGCGTGAGCGAACGTGCGCCCATCGTCGGGATCGATCTGGGAACGACCAACAGCCTGGTCGCGGTCTGCGATGCGCGCGGGCCACGGGTGCTCGCGGATGGAAGCGGCCGCGCGATGGTGCCGAGCGTCGTGATGCTTGCCTGACCGACATAACCGGTGTCGATGTCGACCGAGTCGACGCCAACGCTGATTCGCCCAGTCGTGCCCACTACATCAATCGTGTTGCCAGTCTTGGTGAGACCATTGCCAGCGATGCTCTGGCCGGCAGACGAGAACTGGACGAAACTCAGGTTCGTGCTGCCGAGAGTGATAGTTCCGTCGGTCGTGAGAACCCAGCCCGAATCAGCCCAAGCGGTTCCCTGCTCGACGAAGACGAAAGTTCCAGGCGTAAGCTCGGTCGCCGAGTCGGCGTCGGACGCCCTTGTCAGGATCCACTCGTTGCTCGCATCGCCACAGTCGGTGACGACGTAGATACCGTTATATGGAGCGTTCGAGGAGGTCTCATTCTTGACGAGGACACGAGCACCCTCGTCCGTGCCACGGCTAAGGGTTGTCCCATCCAGGACGAGAGCTCCGTTTGCCGAAGCGGTGAGAACGCCAGCGAGGTGGGTGTATGCCGACAGGGCGGTGTTGGTCGCCAAGCGAACTGACTGCTTGACATCGAGACCCGATCTTGCGGCGTCAACGTACGCTTTGTTTGCAGCATCGAGGTCGTTTTGGGGCTCAGTTACCTGGAGCCGGCCATTGGCGTCGCGCTTGGCCAGAGTGCCGCCAGTATTGTTTGACGTGGCGTTATTGAGGAGCGTGTAGAACGCTGATGTCAGAAGGCCGGCATTGGTGCCGTCGGCCAGGTTCAGTGTGAGGCTGACCGCACCGTTGCTCTCGCTGACAGTCAGGGCTGAGGAGTACGAGCCAGCCGAGCTGATGCCCTTGATGATCGTCTCCCAGGCGGAGCCAGTGTGATACTTGATGGCATCTTCACCGGTGTGGTAAAACATCCGCCCTTCGAAGTTGCCTGAGACCGGATCTGTGCCGAGCTTCTCAAAGGTCGCATTGACAATCTGGTTTTGAACCAGATCTAGATTTGTCAAGAATTTTGTAGCCATGAAGCCAATCCTTTATGTCAGATACGCGAAGCCAGAGAATGGAGCGGAAAAACTGACCTGAACCTGCGACGTACTCAAATATGATACTTCGCCGATGACCACGGTAGAGGCAGTATCGACAACCATTACCGCCGGATAGGCGTTCAGGTTATGATTGATGGTCCAGGTAGATGACGCCGCCGCCTGGGTATGCACGTATCTTGTCGGCAGGCCGGTCTGGAAGAACGGTTCAGCCCCCCAGGATCCGTTAGCTTTGGGACCCCAGAACTCCCCAGTGTCAGAGTCGATATAGATATCGTTGTCGTCGCCAAGAGCATTTGATGGAGATCCGGTGCCGGTAAGGATTTGAGAACCGGATGCTCCTGTCGGGCCAGTCGGCCCCCGAGCACCGTTTACTGAAACGTAAACGAGATTAGGGTCCTCTTCGCTTACGACAACCTTATTAGTTTGCTCGACGATGGTGACTTCAGCGACGTCGGGCTCGTTGACGATTACCCTGACGAACTGCTCCTCCGGGTTGACATTGGTCACCGCGTCACCTCGGGTATGAGGTGAACAGCGCCACGGATCAGCCTGTGGACTTCACCGCCTGATACCAGCTCAAGATCATAGACGCCGTTACGGTCAATAGTTGCGGTCTCGACAGCGGTGAGGGAGAGCACAACCTCGCCGTCGTCACCACCGAGAGTGATACGACCGTTCTCCGTAGTTAGCTGCATCATTGTCGAGCTAGATGAGACATCTCGACGGATGTGCATCCTTGCCGTGAACCCAGTCAGGTCGTAGGGCGTGTCATCGGGATTGCTGATGAGGATGGTGCGGGAAAAAGTGGCGCCCTGCTCGATCGTTATGTTGTAGATACCAGAAATCACAGCGCCTCCAGCCAGTCTCTGTCAATTATAGACCTAGCAGTGGATGCGGATTCTGAGCCTTTGCCTAGCTTTTGGGCACCTCGGAGTCGTAATGACCCTGCTGAATAGCACTGCGGTCTTCCCAGGTGGCGAAACCTGTGTACGCTGCGATAATTGACCCCATTAGCCCGGCCATGCTTAGAACCAGGGTCTGTGCTAGCTCGGTGTCGTCCCAACGGATTGTAACGGCGGTGATAATGCCGCCAGCGAACACTAGCGTGCCGAAAACAGCCCGTCTCCGCATTTTCCAGGTTGGCTGACGGAGCCTTAGGGGATCCTGTTTGCCCATCAGACCAGGGATGGGTCGCCGTTGTTCAGCTTCGCCGATGCAAGCGATGTGAGAACAGAGAGGAGGGCTGCACCGAGACCAAGACTGATGGCCGCCGCCAGATCGACGTTGACAATGTCGAGTTGACCACCGCCGAGCACTGCGATCACAGTCTGAGCGAATGTCTTGACGCTTCGCTCAACTGATGCCTTCCAAAACTTGACTGTCCACATGTAAACTCCAGTCATTCCTCTTCGTCAACGCGCATTTGTGTTTGTGACGAGCGAACTGTTTCGCTGGCCGATTGTAACATCCCCAGTGCCAGCCATGGGGTCATGGCGTCACTCGTGAAAATCGAGAGCTCCTCACCCTCCTGACCAATAATTTCTGCGACAAGAACAAAATTGCTGATCATCCGATCAGGGATGGCCTCACGGATAATTTCATGAAAGGCATCATTTTCGTTGTCGTAATCGGCCATCTCATCCCCTCATCTTGTCGAACTGCGACTTGAGCTCGTGAACCTCGATCATAAGCTCTTCATTGCGTCGCTCGCAAGCTGCCTGCTCCTCCTCGAGGAGCAAGAGCTTCAACTTGAGCCGTTCAAGTTCGTCCTGAAGGGAGTCTACCAGCGTTACGTAGCCGGTGAAAATGGTCTGGAACTGCTCAGATGCTGCTGTCGTGTTCTGCGCCTTGCTCTTGATGCGATTGATTTTGATTATGAAGTAGCCAGAAAGGACGATGCCGATAAGACCAAATGCGTTGCTGGCATACTGGAAAGACTCGAAGTTCATACTCCACCTAGGTTCCGGTAGCTGTGCAGCGGTGAGCAACTGCAAATCCGATCGGTTTTACGCTCGATATCGCCGCTAAGATGATTTCGCTTTGGTCGGACACCACGCCCGGCGTTTCTGAAGTCTTCGTCCTCACAAGGATAGACCATGGATCGCTCGATCCAGTACCAGTTGTGTGTTTTAACACAGTAACAATCTTGTCGCCGGACAAGTTGAATTTTGCTGCGTTCACGAGAGCATCATACGTTCCCGCACGAAGGCCAGAATAAGCGTTCGTCAGCTGCCACGTTGTGTAACCAGCACGGTCTGCGAAATCGGGGTTGAACTCCTCGAGTTCAGAGAATTCGGTATCGACCAAGGCAACGCGATGAGTCTCGGAATCGCTCTCGTCCGTTCCGGCTTGCGCCCATGTGGCAGTCGAACTGGTCGGTGTTCCCGTGATAGTGAACGTGCCACTAAAACTCGTCGACGTTCCATCAGCAGCTGTCACCGACACCACGTCATTTGTGGAGAGCCCGTGCGACGTAGCAAATGTCGCTGTTACGACCCCAGACGACCTCTCAAGGTTGGAGGCATTGGCGCTCAGCCCACCGGCATCCACATCGGTCATTGCGGCGCCCCACGTTGATGGCAAGCCCGCCCAGGGGGTTGTTGTCTGCTGCGGGTTGTCTAGCGAGAAGCCAAGAAACTGTGCCAACCAGGCACCAGTAGTTTCAGTTACTGCGCTGGGCGATACAAGCGTACTTGGAGTGGCCGTGTACTCAACCTGGCCGGCGGTTTCTGTGTCCAACAGCTGAAGGTTGTAGTACTCGTCAAAAATCTGGTCGCAGACCGAAAGACCACTTTCGATGATCCTGAGTGTCGGAAATTCGGGCAGGATATTTTCGTCGAGCTGTTGGTACTCGACCCCAACGAAGAATCTTGGCAGGGCCGCATACGTCGACAGTGAGAAATAACTGAAGTCGACATCAGAGGTGCCGTACAGGAAGGGAGTGGTGAGGTAGATGTCGTAACCCCCGTGACCGGTAATCTCCAGTTCGATCTCGGCTATCACCGGCGTGCCGATGTCTGGGATTGGCATCAAGTTGCTACGACATACTGACCAGGTGCTGCCGGCCGTTTTTGTCTGGCGCGTTGAGTCGTATGAGGCCGGCATCGTGGCATCGTGCGTTAGCCCAACGGTTACAACCACTCCGGCGACAGATTTCACTCGACTGTGGAACTGGATAGTTTTGTCAGCGTAAAACACCGGAATTGGAATTGACGGTAGGGTTATCGTGACCGTTGAGGACGAGTTGGTTGGAGTGACCACCAGAGCGTGACGTTCAGTCAAAACGACGACTGAAGTGTCATGTACGGCAGTTCCGCCACTCACCGACCACGATCCGAGGCCCGTAGTAAAGGTTGCGTTGTCTCCGCTTAGAAAATTTAGAGTTTGCACGATCAGGCCTCTGAAACTGTGACCGTCGCCAGAGGGAGACTGCCCTTGTACTTAAGCAACACGTCGTTCGTCCCTCCCACCGAGTCCACCGTGGCGAAGTTCGAGTAGCCCGCTCCGATACTGAACGTGAGCGTATTGACGTAATCCACACCAGTGAGAGTCGTAATCCTCGCCACGATGTAGTTCTTGCGGATTCGGCTTGACCAGTCCCATTCCGCAGGGGACAGAAGACTTTGAAGGTAGGCATCGACATCGCTAGCAACCGACAGTGTCGAAAAACCTGGCTTTGTCCGGATAGTCACGCTGACGTCGATGGGCACGACGATCGGATACATCGCTGCAAGAGTCAGACCCGCCACAGTGCGCTCGGAGACATCGTCGATAATTTCGGTCATCGCCGTTGATCCGAGCGAGGATCCATCCTCGGCGCCCAAGAAGATCGTCGCATATCCAGGCTGGTCCGCCGGAGGGTTGTCGAACAGATCAGTCTGGAGGGAGTCGAAGTGATAGAGCGTGCCATCGGTGGTAGTCGACGTGTTTGTGCCGGACTGAGACCAGGTGATCGTTGTTGCTGTCGTACCAGTCACGCTAAAAGTTCCGTTGAATGTGTCCGGCACTGCACCAATGACGCGCACGATGTCGTTGGTGCTAGCGCTATGACTACTAACAGTTGCCGTCACGGTAGAACTCGAACGCGTGAGATCGGTAAGGCCGGCAACGGTCGTAACCTTCGTGAGGTCATAGACATTACAGCGATGCGCATTCGCATAGGCCGTGAGGATGTAATTCCGAACTTGAGTGGCGGTAGTCAGAGAAGAAGATAGGGACGCCAGGTAGCTTGCGCCTCGAGAGAAGTACGAAATATCACTTTCGGAAGCTACGCCACTGACAACATCCGATGCGAGCGCCGCCGAAAGGATGCGGTTCGACGCCGAGACCACGACCATTGATAGCCCACTAACAAGCAGTGATGGTTTCGTTCCAGCCGCATCGGCAATAATGTCTACCGCTGCGGACGTTGAGTTTCCGGGGGCAATCGTGACGTCCTCAACCGTACGAAACGTGTGAAAGGTGCTGAAACCCTCGGTGTCGTCTGTATAGCCAATCTGCGTGCCGGCCCTGATCGTGCCACCACTTGAATCGACCAATGTGAATGTGGCGGTTCCCGTGGCGTACGTTGCCTGAATGCGGGAAAAGCCCATGAGGTTCAGGATGCCTTCCATCAAGCCGTTGGGCAGTCTGTTGAGCGACGCTACGAGCTCGCCTCCAACAAACGACATTGCCTGGAATAGCGCATCCTCGAGTGTTCCAGGACGGACCTGCAGCTCAGGAATTATGGTCTGCGCGTTCTCTACTGCTCCGTCATAGATATCGCGCGGCTGAATGTCGAAAAGCGTCAGGTCAACGTATGGACGAAAATCGGGAGATGCCATCAGCTCGTCCTTTCGAATTCAACAGAAATTTTGACTTTTCCGTCATCCAGTGGACCAGTAACGATATCCGTAACCTGAATTTCAGGTATGAATTGCGCAGCAAGTTGAGCAAATTGCGCAGTCTGCGCAGCATCGAACTCGGGCGACCGAACGCCATACTGGGGGCGAAGGATTAGCTCACCAGGCAGAATTTGCATGGTGGTCGCTAATAGCTGCGCATAGAACTCATCATCATCCATGGAGACGGTCCTGATTGCGCCATTGACGAATTTAAGCGGGAAGCGAAAGGCGATCATTGCAATATTCTCCCACAGATTGGCTCAACCGACGATGCCGACAATTGCGACTTCGTTGAGCTGGTTGTCAAGGAATGTGCAGACGACCTGGTCCCCCACCGATGGGCTGCCGCCGGGAGTAAGGGTCACATCAGTAACAGCCTCAACCGTGCCAGTCGGGGTAGTCACTGTCTCCTTCTCCAGGGTGAGCGTGAAGGTGCCGGCCATCGAGCACGGGCCGAACGACTGCCCAACGGCGACGCGCGGGATTTCTACGTAGATGCCACCGCTCGTCGAAGTGACCACGCCGACATAGGTGCCGCCACCCTCTTTGGGAACGGAGTGTGCTTTGTTTGGGCTGATATAGGTCGCCATTGTTGTCCGATCAGGTATAGGTATTGGAATTTGTGTTCTTTGGCTCGAGCGGTGCCGGCGTTCGGAAACTGATGCGTACAGGCTCCGGTCCTCCGAGCGGAAAGCTTACTTCGGTGATCAAGTAGGCGCCGTTAATATGCGGATTTGGCGTATCGAGACCGATAGTCATTCCTGGCCGAAGCTGAGTCGCATTAGTTCGAGCAAGAGTTAGATCCCCCTGTGCTTCATAGGGATCGTCGTCGGACTTTCGCACTGAGGGATGATTCATGACCATAAAGCGGTCTGTCGTGGGTGGGTACACCATCGGAACGTAATTCCAGTTTGATCCAATGGTGCTGAAGATCTTATTCCAGGTAATGATGTCGGTGTTTCCTGTCGCTGTCAGTCCGTTCCTGGACTGAAACGCTTTTACAGCGTTGAACAAAGCCGTGTCGTAGGTTCCAGTAACGGGAATATTGAAGTAATACTGCAGAAGCTCGACGGCTTGACCCTGATCTCCGGCATCGATAATAGTTGTGGTGCCTGGCCATGCTGGACGCGTCACCAATTGGAGGCCAATGTCTGTGCCGGTGCCGAGCTTTCCCAGAAGGAACCGTTCCGAGCAAAAGAATAGAGTGCCGGATGTCTCGAATACGACAAACTGATGTTCGTTGGCAAGGCGCGTGAGGATGGCCCAAACAGACTCGTCGGAGTTGTTGCTCCGCGATTTGACGATTGTCTGCGCCTTGTTGACTGACTCGCCATAGAGCTTGAGTCCGTAGCGCTGAGCCATCAACGCAGCGAACTCTGTCGCCGACATAGCCCTGAATGACTCCTGCCGTTTGTCTCGCTTCATTCGTTGAATGGCTGCAGTCCTGCACTCAACTCCGATGCGAGGCATGTTGAAAGCACTGCCCGCTTCGTAGTTGATGGCTGCCATCTCGAATAAATGTGTTTTGCGGGTAGTCAGATCGGTAAGAAGCACTTCGCGCCGGAGCATGAACCAGTTGGCCTTACTGAACCGCCAATCGACGTCCACGACCGTAAATTGCAGCTGGCTAGCTAAATCCATGGTGAAGCTAACGCTAACCTCAGTGATCAGTGGAGTGATGTCATTTTTGATTGAGCCGCCAGTCGTCTGAATGTCGATGTCATATAGCTCGTACCAAGGCCTATATGTCAGCGTCATCAGACGCCTCCAGAACCAGGCAATATGTTGCCTTCTTTGTCGGTAATCGTGATTGAGTTTGTGGCGTAATTCTGGAGACATCCAGTTAGCCACTGGGAGGAGACGGTACATCTAGGGGTTTCGTCGTCGTCCAGCTTGGTAGATGAAGTACGTGGTGACACGATTGCTGGATACAGAATCGCCGGCATGCGAATCGCATTGATGTTGAGCACGAAGTCTTCCTGCAAGATGATAGAGCACTGAGCGGCGGTGATTTCATTGCTGGTGTTGCGTCGCATCGACTGCACTGAGAAATCAACAATGCGGAAAAACATGGCTCCGCCGGAAGCTGCGCGCTGGGTTCCGGGAATAGGAAGACCATCCCGCGTCATGGTGTCCATGCCGTAAAAATAGATTCGATCCGTGCTCAATGCCATCCGCCGCAATGTCCCCAGGGCGTCTTCGACCGAATACCAAAGCCCGTCGTATGGAATTGCAATAAGGAAGTCAAACTGAATTCGCATCAGCTTGTATTTGGACAGTCCCACTAATGGCACATAACCAGGACGATCAATCTCGACCCATTCGGGGGTTAGATTGGAGTACTGCAGATTTGCTGGCGGGTACGGAAACTCAAACGTCGCCGATGGGTTCCCCGTCACCGACATTTGCACCAGGGTAGGAAACCGCTGTGCTGGGCGAGCAGCCGGCTTCGAAGGATCGGTAGCGCTGGTCGCCCCAGTTACAAAGGTTACGCGTCGGGGACTAGATACGACGTTCGTCATCAGCTGCGCTCCCTGTTCGATCGCTCGATACCCTGGATTCGCCTCATGACAGCGTCCGCAAGAGCATTCACGTCCATGCCTGGGGCGCCGACGACCTCAATGTTGTAGTAGTTGGTTGACGTCGATGCGCTAGCCGGCGCAGCAACAGATCCCATGTATGGCGCTGTCGAATCGCCAACGGCCCCCTCTCCTGGCACGACATGCAGATGGCGGCTTCCTCCGGTGCCATGGAACTCTGCAAAACCACCGGCCTTGTTCACGAGCGTCGCATACGCTCCGAGATTCTGGCCTATTAGATCGTAGGCTTTTCCAGTGACATGATCTGAGTTGATGGACCCTAGGCGACTTGTCCTGTATGAGGATGTAATCGATCGGCCGCCTGTCACGGCTGAATCGTATTGGCGGTGCTTCGACAGTGTTGCGCGCAGGTTCTTGGATACAGCGGTATCGCCGCGCGGCGTGGATGTGTCGTCCGCGCCCATGACTTCTGTAAAAAACTCTTTGGTGTACCACTCCGGAGCTTGGTTGTACCAGTTTGGAGAATCTTCAAAAGCACTTTCGATCGCATTGTTAAAGCCTTGAACCAGCGCAACGCCTTCTGTCCCATAAGCCGCAAGCATTTGATCGGGGGTCATTGAGTCTTGGTCGACTTTTTGCGGATCCCAGATGAGCCTATCGACGCCGAGTAGTCTCTTGAGGGCGTCAGCGGCAGTGAAAACATTGAAGTTATCGCCTTCAGTCCCCATTGCTTCAGGGGTAAGCCCACCTGCAGCGAGGTTTCTCATGATGGCGTCTAGTTCTGCCGCCGACTTGCCCTGCAAAGCCAAATCGATGCTTCTGGTATCGAAGGCGACGCCACCATAAAGGCCTTGCTTTAGGATCATGTCCTTAAGTTCGGAGCGAGAGCTTCCAACCACGTCAGACTCAAGGTTGCCAAGCAGCGTCTCCAGCCCAAGAGCTCTAAACACGTCACCAAGACCCTCGAGCTGCTGTCCAGACTGGAATATCAATCCGTCCCTGCCAAAGTACTGCTTTAAAGTCTCAATGTTCTGTAGCGGAGTGTCAGGCGACAACAGATTGAACTGGGTATACATATCCTGGATGTACTTGCCCAGCTGTTCCGTAGTTAGTTCGCCGCCTTTGATGTACTCGCTATAGATTCCTTCAGTGAGTTCGTCCATTACCTGCGGAGACATAGTGCGCTTGATCGCGGTGTCGAATCGCTCTAAGCCCTCAACCGCAATATCCCTGATTGCTCCCTTGATTTGATCGGCGGTATAATTCATGGCCAGACCAAGTCGAACGAACTGATCCTGCAGTGACACTGTCTGATCGTAAAGGTTAACGCCCTTCTCGTTAGCAAGTGTTAACAGCTCGTCACCCGTCATTCCGAGAGTCCTGTTAGCGAAACTAGCGGCCCTATCAAATTTGTTGTAGGACGGAATCAAAGACTTTCGCAGAAGGTTGTCTTGAGCCTCGAGGGCGGTCAGAAATGTATCCGGCGCCTCGGTCAGACCCTCCATCTCAATTTTGGTGATCTTGCCTCGCTCGTAGAGGTCCTCGGCGATAACCGCTCGCTCGTCCCTACTTAAGTCAGAGGTGTATTTTAACTCGGCGTAGCCGGTGTTCTCGTTGCCAACGAGAGGCCTGCCGTACTCCTCGATCGTCATCCAACCGTGCCCTTTGACAAAAATCATATTATTTTGAGCACCAGCGGGCTTCTCGGCGGTAAAATCGAAACCTGACACTTTGCGAAACTCTGTTTGTTGCAGACCCCTCAGAGTGCCAACTCGGCCCGTAAGCCGATTCAATCGTGCTCGTGCTGCGGTAGTGTCTCCAGCAACCATGCTCGATGCAAGTTCGCCATAGACATTATTCATGTACTCGTTCGCAGCCTCTTTGGCCGCCAACTTGTGGCCGTTGGTTTTACCCTTGAAGTACCCGACAACTCCCCCCACGACAGCGCCAAGTATGGCTCCAACTGCGGTGCCCACGCCTGGGAGTATCATTGAGCCGATTAAGGCACCGACTGAACCGCCGCCCATAGCTCCACCTAGGGCGCCGCCTTTCCCCGTACGGGCAGTCTTCATCATGCCGAACCCGGCAATAGCCCCACCGGCGGCCATTCCTAGAGGGCCAGGCATTAATGCAGAGACCATAGCCCCTGTCTGCATGAAAGGTTGAGCCTCCTCACTTGCAAACATTGACCCTATTCCCAGTGCCGCCGCTACCCCCATACCTCCCATACCTCTGGAAGTAGCAGACCTTCCGGCAGAGGCCAACCGCTGACGCGCGCTCATCCGCCTGCGAGCCTCGCGATCCATATCTCGACGAGCTCTTCCTTCTTCACTCCTGCGCTCGCGGATTGAATCGCGTGCCCGTCCTGGAGCACCAATTATTGCGTTACCGACGCCATACATCCCGCCCTTCTGCTCCATGATGCCCATCCTGCCGGCAGCGCCGCGCATAACTGCTGCCAACCCCATCAGACCGAACATTTTGGCAAACCCGCCTAGGCCGCCCATGTTGTCACTGCCGGCCATACCGCCGATGCGTTCGATCCCGCCGAAGACCGTACCGACAAGGCTTGCGATGTCCATGAAAATGTCCAGCAGGTTTCCAGCCCAGTCCAATACTTGGTTGAGGAACGGCATCGCCTCGACGAACGTGTCGATCAGCTCCCTGCCCAGCTCTTGAATTTTGTGAACAAAGTCGGTCAGGCCCTGTCCGAAGTCCATAAAAGTGCTTTTGTTTCGTGTCGCTATTTCGGCGATGTAGCGGATCCACTCTCCAGTCGTTGAGACGAGTTCCAAAACTGGTTTGATGAGCGAATCAATTATCACTGAGCCGCCGTCGAGCAGCGACCGTAGGCGGTCAACTATGTCGCGAACAACGTAGACGACTTTTTCCCACCAGGAAAAGAATCTTGACATCAGGCCATCTGAGCCCGCAAGGTGTTTCCGGAAGATGTTCACAAAGAAATCTTCCATCTTCTCGAAAGCGCTGACTATTCCGCCCAGGGCTTCTCCGCGTCCGAATCTGATTAGCTCCGGACCAACTCGGGCGAACATGCTCTCGATTGTTCGGAATATCTCTTCGATGGCCACTTTTACAGGACCGAGCATGCTCTGGCCGAAGTCGACGCCAAGCGACTTGAACCTCACTCCAAGGGCTTTGATCTGCCCCATGAGGGTAGACCCCACCAAACCAGCCTGCCCCTCGACACCGCCTAGACGAGCCAGCTCTCCGCTGGTGAGCATCTTCTTGAATTCGTCGATGGTGTCCATGCCCTGCTCTTTAGCCTTCTTCATGGCATTGGTGAATGGCTCACCAAGAGCACTGGCAGCTTGCATGACCTTAGAGTCAAGCTTGCCTGATTTCTGCAGGAGGCCGATGAACTCTCCAGCGGCAGCAATTTGCTTGGCGGGATCGCCTCCGGCGGCAGCAAAGTCAGCAAGACCTTTGAGGAACGTCTTCGATCCTCCAGTCACCTGAGAGTTCTTTGCGATACCCGCAAATGCGCCACTTAGGGCTTGCATTCCAAAGGTCGCCAGAGTGGAATCAGATTCAATATTCCTCAGCGCCGCAGACGATTCGCCGAGCTTATTTTTGAGCGCTGGACTTGATTTAAAAGAATATGCGTTTACCGCTGCCGTGTATTCGTTCATTGCAGCAGCAACGGTGGCTAAACCGGCAGCAACGGCAGCAATGACTGCAGTAAGACCCTGCATTGCTGCCTGGTAGAGCTTCATCGAGAATCTTCCAGCAGCAAATAGGGCATTGTTGGCGGCTAGAGCGGCTGCGCCAATTGCAAAGCCGATTGAGAAGAGTTTCAGGGTTACCGTATTGAGACTCGTCATAGCTTTGGCGAGTCCATTGACAGTGGATTTGAATGTCTTCAGCTTTCGATCGTTCTTATCAAAGAACTTTTGCAAGCTTGCCGTCGAAGTCGAACCGAGCTGTCCTGCGGCTGCCAGGCGCAGAAGCTCTCTTCTGGCCTCGCGCAGCTGTCGTGTGCTAGCTGATGCCGTGATCCTAACGATTACGTTTTGTACGGCCATTCAAACCACCCGGGAGGTCATTTCTTGGACGACTTGCGCTGCGACTCCTCGCGATCGGCCTGAATAACTTTAGCACAGGCGAATCTGATCAACCATTCGTCCTCGCTGCAGTCGAGCAGCACGATCGGATCAGTCCCAAACAGTTCGCCCAGGCGGGCGGCAGTGACGATCTTGGGATCGTCGACGAGTTCGTCTAGGACTGCCTCGTAGGGTCCACGGTTTCGACCGTATCGGAGTAGCCAGCATGCTCCATGATGGCGAGCGCAGCCGCCTCGACATGCGGGTCGATGCCGAAGAACTCTCGTACGCAGTCCGGAAGTGGGCGCGTGGTGTTCGTCATCTGAAGGATTTCTGGCGAGGCAAAAGTCAGGGTGACGCCATCGTCATTGGTCACTTCGATGCCATTGAAACAGATTGCTTCTGTCGTGTGTCCGATCACTTGACAGGCAAACTTCGTTGGATCGAGGCCGCTCTTGCTGTCCTCGCCGGCGTTCTTGCGCCACGCCCGCAGCTGGTGCTGGGTGATGTTTGGGCTCACCTTCACCGTGACCCCGGGTCGCTCGGGCACCTCGATGTAGATAGCCGATCGTTCGACCTTCTTGGAAATGGTCGCCTTCAGCTGATCAAGCACGGAAGGGCCCTTTGCGGAGCCCTTTGCGGGCTTCTCGGGAGCGGGTGAATCGGAAAGTTCGAAAATTTCAGCCATGAGGCGCACGCTAGCACGCCAGCTCCGACCCTAGTGGAAGGTCAGATGATTTTCTCAGACGGCGACAGTGGAAATGCTGAACGTCAGTGCGTAGGTAGCCGGAGCGCCTGAGGATGCATCACCCTCGGGCTCAGTCACGCCGACGAGCAGCGCACGGGGATAGTTGCGGTCCGAACCTGGCACCTTGAGATCACAGTCGAGAGTCGTGATCGTGATGTTGTAGTAGGTCCGCCCAACTAGCTGCCGTAGCTGCTGCAGGATTGAGTGTTCTGTATCGTCCCAGTGGCGGGTGACGGTGATGTCGCCGATTTCGGCAGGAGCGCAGAGCACCTCGGGGAATTGCTGTCCACCGACGTACACCTTCTCCACCGATGCCGTGATCTCTCCGCCAGACACCTGCGAGAAGTAACTGGGGATTGTGGGGCCGACTTCGTGTCCGGCAACTGAAACCGGGCTAATTGAGGCGACTACTTGACGCTGTGCAACTTTTGACACTGTAAATCCTCCGATTAGACCACTGATGCCGTGAGGTTGGACTTGGTGACTGCGATCTCAATCTGATCGCCAACGCTGGAGACTCGGATGCCGACCTTGGCGCGGATCAGACCGCCAGCAAGCTGCGAGACAGGGTTGATGGCCTCGTTGACGACGACCGAGTAGCCGTAGTCGATGCGCCGGCCCGTGTTGTCGAAGGCCTCGTAGAGTCCACCGGCGATGCGGATCGGGTCCAGGAGGTTGATCAGGCGGCTCTTGACGTTGGCAAACAGCGTCTGGCGACCGTCGATGGTCGAGAACACCAGGTCCTCGAGCTGGGCCTGAGCCTGAACCACCACGTAGTTGAGCATCTCCTGGGCCGTGATGTAACGGAAGTTGACCTCGTCATTTGATGCGCTACGGGCGCCATAGATGCGCACGCGACCATTGATGACCCGAAGGCCGTTGACCCGACCTTCGTCGAGGTCGTCGGAGTCGGTCTTTGAGATCAGCGTCTTTAGGCCGATGACGAAATTCGCCTCCGACACGATGCCGGCGTAAGGCCGCCACGGACCCTCCGCATTCTGTGCTGCGGCACGCTTGCCGGCCACGTAGCCCTCGGGCGAGATGTAGGCGAGGACATTGGTATCCCGCTCAATCTGAACCCAGGGGTAGAAGAATGCGGCATGCTCGGCATTGTCCGTATTTGCGTATGCGGCAGTATCCGAGATTGCCTCACCAGCAGTGGCGTTCTCGCCAAATGCTAGGAGGGCAATGCGATGATTTGCGTTGCAGTGAGCGATGATGGCGTCCCAGACTGTCGAGCCGCTCTCACCGGGGATAGCGACCGCACCAGCACCTAGGGTGTCGGTAAAGAGATCCAGGGCATCCGTATAGTCGCTGGTTGCTGGAGCATCACCGTTGGCACCAGTACTGAAGGCGCTTGCGGAGCCCATGGTTGCGGGAGTTCCCGATCCAGCACCGATGGCGGCGCTGACATACGAGGAGGCCAGTGAGCTGGTGTTGATCTTGTTCACGGCAACAGTCGCCGTAGCGCACTCGCCGGAGTTGTATACAAGCGAGGAGCTGAGGAAGAGCTTGATGGCAAAGCCTGAGCCGGCCGAGACCACTTGGGCACTCAGGTTTGCCGACCAAGCGCCAGGTCCGTTGGCGGTCAGGGTGATTGCCGCAGTGCTGGAGCTGTTGAGAAGGTTCAGGGTGCCTGCAGTGGCACTTGCGCCGACGACACGAGCTACGTAGGCCTGCGACCCACCCTCCTCGAAATAGGTCTGCATCTGCTGGTGAACCACTCCGTAGGAGACGAATCCGCCAAACTTCTCCTCGTAATCAGCAAGACTTGTGACCAGGACGGCCTCGTCGATCGGCCCGCGCTCGGTGCGGCCAGCGACAAAGAAGGTTGCTGAGGGCGTGACATTGGCAATCGAGGGGCCAGTGCGAACTGCTGTTGTTACTACTACGCCGGGCATCTGTATCCTCCGCTCCCACGATTGGGGATAGTTGTCTGCTTTGGGAATTGTACCGCAATCGGCACATCTGCATTGAACCTTCGTTCCTGTGTTCTATGCACCATCGCTAGCTTCGATGATACATCAGATGAGGAATTTTTTGGTGAAACGGATCAGGAGAGATCTATTTCCTGATCAAGGGGCGTTACCTCTGCCTCAATCTGAATTTCATCCAACTGGCCGACTGGTTGACGCGTGATCCTCTCGTTTATGCTGAGGTCATACGCAATGTAGGCCCCAGCCATGACGCGATCACCTTTAAGCAGCGTCAGGTCGGAAAATTCCTCCCGAACGGAGCCTTCGTCAATCATGACTTCTAGAAATTTCGCTGGATCGTTGGCTGCAAGGCATGGATGATCTAGCAACGCTGACCTGACTACGGTCGTGAGCCGGTCACGCATCAACGTGGCCTCTTCAGAGCCGACCGAGCGAACCCACACATACGTGCGCATCGAGTACGTCACTCGATAGAGGGGATCCATGCCAGGCGTGTAGTCGAACCTCTGAAGGCCTGTCGTTGACATGACCAACGTAATTATGGTTGGCCACTCATCGAGAGCAATCGGCTCGTAAATAAGGAAAAGCTGAGGCGTGGGAAGCGTCTCGTCATCGAGATACCAATCCGTCTCCACCCGTCGACCGTTGCGATAGTCGTCCACCCTCTGTGGCACGTCGGCCTTAAGGTAATTGTTGACGAAGGTCTTAGCAGCATGAGCGCCCTGCATTAGACGACTTCTCCGTCAACAATGAAGCTGCCGATTCTTCGGCTGAGCTCATTGGCAAAACCGGGCGGCTCAAAGACGATTTGTCGCTTCGGCATCTTGGTCGTGCCCTGCTGATGGAACTTTGCGTACTCCACGGTGGTGCCGAACTCTGCTGTTGAGCCACGTACAGAAATGGCTATCGAGTTGGTTTCGGTAAGGCTGCGGAACAGGTTGCCGGTACGAACAAGAGTTGGTGCTCCGGGAAAATTTACTGATTTCCATGCCCCATATTGCGGGTCAAGCGGATCCCATGCCGAGCCACTTGGAAGCCCGTTGGCGGCAAAGTTGGCAGCCCACGCTGAGCGCAAAAATACTCGAGCCCACTCGAATACTGGCTGCAGTTTGTCTGACCGCTCGATCATCTTCTGCAGATCAGCAGCCGCCTCTTTAGCACCAATTACTTTGATGTCGACCTTTACTCCAGCGAGACCAGCAAACATTTCAGCTCACCCGACGACGACGATAACGACGGATCGAGCTGAGCTCGAGCTCAGTGAAACCGGTCTCCAGTGGGGCGACGTTTCTTGACTCCAAATCCTTGATTCCCACCACGTCATCGTGCATGTTCTGCATTTCGCGCGTGGCTGCCCGAAGAATCAAGACGCGGAAGTGTTTGATTTCGGGCCCATCAAGACCGCCCTGATAGGTGACCGTGATCTTGTCGTTTGCATAAGCCCTATAGAGATCGACGCCGTGCCGGCGAACCACATAGTCGGTTGTTGCGTTCTGCACGACTGGCGCCATTGTCGGGGTCTGGATAGTGATGTTGCTAACGCTCACAATGGGAGTGTTGCGCAAATAAATTGTATACGGGGGCTGAATGTAGGTCAGGGGATTTTGGGTCGTGTCGAGGCTGAGGTTGTAGAAAAAGGATGACGTCGGCACACCGACATAGTTGTTCTCAACCATGTGTTCTTCGGTGTATGTGTCAACCTCGACTGGCCTACGAAGAAACGATTCCAGCTCGCTTTGAAGCCCCTCAAGGACAAACTCGGCAGCGTCTTGCTGCCGGTTCGTGAAGCTGATGTCCATGTAGACCTGGAGGTCGCTAACTGATACCAGCACGGCTGGCTACCTCCCTTAGGTTGCTCTAAAAGCTTCCCGCCTCGTCATGCCGCCGGCACGATTGCCGCGATACTCCGCGCCGAGAGAGCGGTACGCCCCAGGCTCATTCCTCTGAACTCGATTACGAACCCCAGGGATAGCCCGAGCAATACTGCGCAGCACCGCTGTCAGGGCACGACGCCACCACGGCGGGCGACCGCCACGGTCATCAGGCTCAACATCAGGTGTGTCATCAGGCTGCGGCACGCAAAACCTCCGATTTCGAAGACTGCGACCATAATAGACCATCAATGCCCGTAGGCACACTACCTATCGGCGTTGGGAGGCCGTTCAATGTAGCCGGCCATTTCTGTCACTGAGGCAGGAGCCTCAATCGGCACCCAAGCCTTGGAGTATGTGTGATTGGGCACGTTGAGGTGCTTTATCAGTGTGGCGTCAAGCATTAGGTCCATCTCATCTTTCGACATTGCGAGCATCTGGCGCATCTGCTCTTTGGTCCAGCGCTTGGACTTAATCAATTGCCTGACGATCGCTGAGGTGCCTTCGCCCAGGACTAGACCTCGACCACGGTTTAGCTGGAGGTGCATCATCATGGCCTGAGAGGCATCACACTTGACAGTCACGCAAGGAATCTCACGCCCGAGCTTCTTGCTAAGCGTCTTGTCGGTTTTGACAACTAGCCAGCGATGATAGCCGTCAATTATTTCCTTTGTTTCCTGGCGGACAACAAGTGGGGCAATCCACCCGTAGGTGTGCAGCGATTGCGCCAAGATTGAGATCTCCGGACGCAGGACGTACGTCGCCCGCCATTCCGGCGGCGTCAGGTCGAGCAGTTCAAAACTGGACGTATTCATGAAGTCTCCGATCAGATTGAATCGTCTTGATAGTCGAGCGAGTCGAGCTCTGCTTGCTCTTGTGCTTCGGCAAGCTGCAGAGCATAGGCTTTCGTGCCCGGGCCGATAGGGTTGACGGAACGAGTTGGAGTTAGCTCATTAATCAGTAGATTACGTACGAGCCAGTGGATCGGGTACGAATGCGGATCTCGAGCATGCTTTTTGCGGAACTCTGATGCAAAAGACTTCGCACGCATTTTCTTGCCAGGTGTAATGAAATTGTCGTCAATGCACTGACGGACACCATCCCATCCCCCAGCCGAGTAGCGCTTGATTAGCGCCTCAATATCGAACTCAGACCACCAGCGGCGCTGGGCATCAATGTGTGGGAAACAGCGGACAAGGCTGTCGTAGAACTGCGGTTCCGTCTTGATGACGTCCCCAATGCGCCGAATCGCTACGGCGTGCAGCGGAATGCCAACACGCGTGTTGGATCCAGTGATCGCAGCAAGATCGTAGTAACGGCAATAGGAAGCACCGTGCTCTTCCGTGATGAACTTGAGAACATCGGCTGTCGTCCAGTCGTAGATCACTTTGGCAAACTTTAGCGGAATGCTCTTTGGGAGTTTGAATGGATGAACTATGTAGTTCTCATGCAGCTTCTGCACGCAAGAGCGATATCGAATCATCGACTCGTTGGCTCGCACGCCCGTAATGAATGCTGTTTTGCCGGTCTTGCCCTGCATTGTGTAATAGTCGATTGACTGAGGAACCTGCTGATTCGGATCCAGGCCGAAATGTTCGGCGCGAATTGCCCATTCAGGCATCTCGCGCACTAGGCGGCCTTCTTTGCGACGCTTCTCGGACCAGAGGAGACAGTATTCCCGTCGACCAAGGACCCACACCTCTTGGCCCACCGGCAGGCAGTACCACTCCATGTCGACCCACGGGTAGCTGCGCACCTCAGTAATAAAATTGATTACCGATGGGCTGACCATCTCCTCGTCGCGAAAAATGACTTTTACTGGACCGAGACCACGCTCCTCGTGGACCTCTTTCGCCAAGTACAGCACCGCCGTCGAGTCTTTGCCTCCCGAGAACTGAACGCAAACGGTATCGAACGAGTCGTAAACGTGACGGATTCGCTGCCTAGCGGCTTCAAGGCAGTTCATATCTAGGAACATACGCTGTCGCGTCATTGCGGTCCTCAGTAATCTGCGTGATCGTTGATGAAGTTGATTATGCGCTCAGCGATGGTATCCCCATCCGTGCCGGCATCAGTCTTCAGCCAGCGGATGAATGAATACCATTGACGCTGCTGGTCGCTGTTGTCGAAGACCAGCGTGTATTGAACAACAGCCTTGGTCGAGCCGGAGGCGTTTGCCGCTGTTGCTCCCTGCGTGACCATGGCTCCCTGATCGGCGTTTGCAGGCGCCACGATGCGGCCCTCTCCTGTCTCCTCGTCCATCAGCACGTCTGGTAGGGCAGCTGCAACAGCACCGATTACGTCGCCGAGCGCCTGGATGACGGGCGGAATGTAGCCCTCGTTGGTTGCGGATCGATCTGCCCGCATGGCGCTCTCGGTAATTGCTGCAAGCTCGAAATCGTCCCACCCGAGATTGTCCAGCAGGGACACATAGTCATCTGTCAGGGTTGACAAAATGTCGCTCAACATGTCCGAATCTGTATGGCCAAGCTCCATGGTCCTGTTGTCCGCCATTGCAAACGCTAGGGCCCGCTTGTCGTCAGCGTTCATTTGGACGGCAGCGATGTGAGTCCAGCCCAGGCGGCGCGCCGCCTCTAGCTGGTGGTTGCCGGCAATTACGGTTGCCGTACCATCATCGTTCGGACGCACCACTATCGGCTTTACCTGGCCAAACTCGGCGTAGGAAGCCATGATGGCTTCGATGTTGCCGACCCTGGGGTTATTGGCCAGTGGGACGAGCATGTCCACATCCATGGCCAGGTGCTGAATGTTCTCGTTGATGTTGGCGTTCACGGCATCACCTGCGCTCGCACATTAGCATTGAGCGTCCGCAGAGCGTCGATCGATGTGCGCAAAGAGGTCAGTTTTTCACGCTTCGCCCGTACCAGCGCCTCGGCAATTTTGAAGTCGAAAGAATCATCGGAGAGCTTGTAGTCGGCCCAGGCCTCGCGCTCTTTGATCGAGCCCTTTGCGGCCAAATACTCCTTAGCCCAATTGGACTTGTAGAGCGCTTCCTTTTTGGCAGCTTCCTCACAAAGAGACTCAAATGCCTCGGTCTCCTCCTCGAGCATGCTCATTAGGCGCATCAACTCAGACTCGATTTCAATCTGCGAGATGGGGGCGTTTCGGCGAGTCATCATAACCAGTTCACTTTCTCTAGTGCTTTGAGATTTTCTAGCGGCCACTGTGTTCTTGGCGAGGAGTACTTTGTCCGGCCAATCTCTTCAAGGATCCAAGCGTCACACTTGTCATCGGATCCCTTGCCAGAAAAAACGATTCCGGTTCGAGCCGAGATGCTGGACATGACTTCATTCTTGCCAGCGTTGCCTTTGCCGGTAGCGAATTTTGCCCTAACCGTGGGAGGGATCTCGACGAAAGGCACGCTCCGCTCGTACAGCGATAGGCGCACAACGCCGCCCAGCTCCCCAATGGAGTGAGCCTGCGAGTTTCGGCTACCAAACGAGTACCCCTCTACAAGAATGATCGGATTGTCGATTTCTGATACAAGGGCAATTATTTTGTCTCTCACCTCCTGCAGGCGCTCAACACCTTTCTGCACAGAGCTGATGGTGTCCAGCAGGTCACCGCAGCTGATCCCCGTAGATGAGAGAGAAAGGTCAAGACCTATTGGAGTCACTGCTGTTCCCATCCGTGACGAGCTAGACCCAGCTCAAAAGCAAGAGCAGGGTAATTGCCAATACGGCTGTGGCAAGGGCGGCAGACCGCCAAAAGATTTTCCTCGTCCAGGATTGAACCACCTTGGGAGCGGCGCACAATCTCGTGGATGTCTTGAGACTGCCTTCTTGCATAAGTAACCTTCTCATCGTGTTCAGCGAATACAGGGCACGCTTCGCACCAAGGGCGCTCGGCCAGCAAACGCTCTACCAGCGGTCGGCGCAGCTTGTACCTTTCTTCCATTTTCTTTGATCTGCGTTTCATAGCGACAGGCCCGCAATCAGTTCCTGCCAGCGGCGCGCCATCTTCGTGACGTCCACTTCGGCGACGCGCTCAAGCACTTCATCACGCTCCGCTTTGCGCACACCGACATCTGCAAGGTCGTCTAGGTGCTCTCGCCACTCGCTCAGCGATGTGGCGATTCGTCCAATGCCATACTCGTCTCGCAGGCGCACATACTCTGGGGCCGCTGAAGCCACTGCCGGAATGCCGGCGGCTGCATACTCTATGACCTTGATCCACGACTTGGCTTTGTTGAAATCCGAATCAGACAGGGGGGCGATGCCGATGTCGAAGTCGAATGCTTTGCGAGCATATTCGCGAGGCGGATACATCGGCGACAAAGTCACTTTGGCGCCATTAGAGTTAATGCGCTCTTGAAACAATGGGGCGCCGTGGTTGTGACCTGAGTGGTGAAGCAAGTCGCCCTTACCAAATAAGCCTGAAAGCTCTTCGAGGTCACGTGACCTATGAGAGGTTGATCCAACCCATCCGACTACTGGCTTTCTGGTGCGCACGGCGCGACGTTTGAAGTGGGCGACGCTGACGCCATTCTCGACTAGAACCACATTTGGGTGCTTGAGCCAATTTCGCATCTTGTTGTACAGAAACGGAGTCGACACCGTAATTACGTCCGACATCCGCAAGATTTGCTCGTAGTGATCGATGTTTTCGTTCGGATTGAGAGTGGGCTGAACGAGCGAATAGGCCGCATTGTCTGGACTGAGCCCCCAGTACCAATCGTCGAGGTCGTTGATGATGAGGGGACGCACTTTCATTCGTTTGACGAAGTCGATTTTTTCAACCAAATCGCCAAACATGAGCCGCTGCAGCACGATAATGCCGCAGTTCATGTGGACTCGCCCGTCGAAATCCATGATGCTGAAACCCTTCTTTTCGTTGAAGAGCAGCGAGCCGGTGATGGTTTCAAAAGGGAGATGCGGGCGAATCTGCTGCAGACGAATCCAGCCAGCTCCCCCAGGAATCGGGTGATGCCGCGAATCGACAAGAGTCTGCGACCAGTCGGTCGAGACAATGCCAATTTTTGGATTATGCACGCTCAGACATCCTCAAGAGGAATCTTGTCGAACATCCATTCGCCGTCAAGGCTAGACCACAACGCCTCGTCGATTTTCGTCGGCTCAATGTCTAGACTGAAAAGGAGGTCTCGATGCTTGCTGATAGCTGCCCGGAGGAACACCGCCATTCCGATGTTGTCATCAGCTTGCTCAACACCAAGAGCAATCATTCGAGTTACTTCATCTAGGCGTTTTTGGACATGAAACTTGAACCGCTGCACCTTGGACTGGCGATTTTCATAGTCCGACATGGCCTCAGCCAGAAGACGAATACCGTCGCTACCTAGGGCTTCATAGCGGAGTCGATCCTGCTCCTTGTCAGATTCAATCGAGTTCACCTGATTCTGCAAATTGTCACAAAGGGAAACAAGTGCTCGTTGCCAGCGCGTCCAGTTGTCCGGCATGTGAAGGAACTCTTTTTGAGCTCGACTGACGCGGTTCTTTACTTCTTCGGCGACGAGGCGCGCGAAAGCGTCGTCATTCATCATTTACCCTTCCATGCTGGACAGATTGATTTGAATGAGCACCAGTCACAAAGCTTGCTGGTTATTGGCTCAAATTCTCCACTGCTGCAGCGTTGGTCTACCGCCGCCTTGATTGCCTGGATATGTCTGACAGTGTCGGCGATATCTGCTGGTCGAACCCTAGTCTGCAGGCGCGCCGACTCCTTGAGGAACAGGAGCTCAATCGTAGACGTCTGCCCAACTCCGAGCGCATCCAATGCCGCCGCATAGACAAGCAACTGGAAGAACTTGTCCGAGGCGTACTTGGGGTGAGGCTTGCGGCCGGTTTTGTAGTCTGACACGATAAGTCCGCTGCCAGACACGGAGTAACGGTCGATGAAGCCCTTGATCGCGACGCCACCGACTTCCCCAACGAGTTCGTATTCAATGCCGGCTGGCTCTACGGAGGATGGATCTTCAAGCTTCCACAGGTTGTCGATGCACCACCATGCCGACCAGCGGAACTCTCGGATCTGGGTATCCGTCAGACCAAGAGTGGCTACATTGGTTTCCCATTTTTCGTCCCAGTAATGCCGAGCAATGTCTCGTGCTGACTGCTGTGTGCGCAGCTCTGGGTCGAGTAGGTAGAACTGTTCGAGCACGTCATGCACGAAATTGCCGAGCATGGTTGCCGATGTGGGCGGTTCTGTCAGTCCGTCGATGCGGCTCAGCTT